GAGAAACTGATAATGCTGATGCTGAAGTAAGAAAACAAGAATTAGCAGTTAAACTTCAACAAGCTGAAACAGCTAAACAAGCTAAAGAAACTGCTCAAGCATCTGGCAATCAAAAGCTATTAGACTTGGGATTAACACAAGCTGAAGCAACTGCATTAACTGGTTATACACCACCAGTAGAGGAATAATCACATGACAAAAGCTAGAGATATATCTAGTCTTATTGGTTCTAGTGGTCAGATAGATAATACTAAAATCACATTAGATGCTAATGAGATACCTGCTTTAGATGCTAGTAAAATAACTTCTGGTTCTATTGCAGATGCTAGAATACCGCAAAGTGCGGTAACTCAACATGCAACAGATTATGATGATAACCAGATACAATCTAATCTTGCTATATTAGCTTTTAAAACTGCTACTACTGGTTCTTTAGCTGTATATAATTTAGTAGACCAATTTGTTGATGAATACTCAGATGAAACAGGAATTGATGCTGGTGCTTCTTCAAATCAAATTTTTAATAATGGTAATTTTTCAGGTGGAGGTACACCATCTTTAGGAAGTGCAACTACTACAGAATTTACTTCAAGTAATGCTTCTTTTGAACTTTTAGAAGGAAGTATTATTGATAAAATGATTGTCATTGGCGGTGGTGGTGCTGGTGGAAATAGAGATGGAGAAGGTACAAACTCTGCTGCTGCTGGTGGTGGAGGCGGAGGTTGGATTGGTGCTGTTAATTTTACAGTTCCATCTGGTATTAACTCTGCCAATATTACTGTAGGTGCTGGAGGTACTTCTGGTGGTTCAAATGCTACTGGTGGTTCTGGTGGTACATCTTCAATTCAATTTGGAAGTAGTTTAACTTTAACTGCTACTGGTGGTACTGGTGGTCAAGTAAGTACAGAAAGTGGAAGTGCATCTGGTGGTTCTGGTGGAACAGGAAGTAAATCTGGTAGTTCATCAGTAACATCATTATCATTAACTGGTGGAGCTGGTGGAAATGCCGCTGGTGTTGGTACTGGTGGCTCTGGTTCAAGTGGAAATAGTGGAACACTAAATGGTACAAGTTATATAAGTGCTGGAGGCGGAGGTGGTGGCTCTGGTGATGGTACTGGTGGCTCTGGTGGTAATGGTAATTCAGCTTCATATACTGGTGGAGGTGGAGGTGCTGGTGGTGATACTGCAACAGAAAATTCTGGTCAAGCTGGAGGTAGTGGATTTACTTCTGGTGGAGAAGGCTCAAGTACAGATGGTAACGAAGATGGAGGTTCAGCAACAATTAATGGTGTAACTATTAATGGTGGTAGCGGTTCAAAAAATCCTACTGTAAGACCAAAAAACTCTGCTGGTGGTGGTGGACTATTTGGTGGTGGCGGTGGAGGTATCGGAGATGGTATCGGTAATGACACTACAGGTAATGGTGGACAAGGTTATGTTCGTTTAGAATATAGACCAATGATTAGACCAATAGCTAATTTAACTTTAAAATCAGTAAATAAAACTGCTTCAACTGTACCAACAAAAGCAAATATGGTTATGCTTATGGAAAATGTTGTTGGAACAGCAACATTAAATACAGACATTCAAGGATTTATTTCAAGAGATGGTGGAACTACATTTACACAAGGAACTTTAGTTGATGAAGGAACTTGGGGAACAAACAAAAAGATTTTAGCTTTCCATGATTTAGATATTTCAAGTCAGCCAAGTGGTACTTCTCTTTGTTATAAAGTTACTACACTTAATCAAAGTAGTGGTTCAAAAGAAACAAAAATCCATGCAACATCTATTGGTTGGAAATAATGCCTAGAAAAAAGATTACACTAATTTCTTAATCCATTTACCATCATTATTTAAAACCATTGGAAGTAATCTTGGAATACCATCAAGGATAATTCCACATCCAATTATAAATCTAGTTTTAAAATTTTTGGCGTACTGAAAAGCAAGTGACTTTTGGTCTATCATACATCCTACATTCATACCAAAGAATATATTATCTGGATTGGCCCAATAGCTTATAATAAACTTTGTATGATAGTGGCCTTGTACAGCAGACATACCCATAGTCTGTGATACTTTTAATATATCAGCAGATCTACCGTGTGTAAAAAAACATCTTTGTCCATTAGACATTGTAATAGTTAGATCATCAATCCATTCCCATTTCTTTGTACCAAGAAAATCACCGTAGTCTTTAAGAAACTCTTTAGACATTCCATACTTTAATGCACGTCTATATACTAAACTACTATGATTGCTTTCTACTTCAATCATTTTAGGGAATATACTTTCTAATTCTTTAACGTATTTTCTAGCTACTTTTAATTCATGACCAGCAGAGTATAAGTCTGGATCGTGAGAATGCATAGATATAGCGTGGAAATCAAGTAGATCGCCGATATTAACCACCAAGTCTGGCTTATATTCTTTCTTAATCTCACGTAGAAATTCAAAAGCGTCTTTATGATGGTACGGTATATGTAAGTCACTAATAACTAATATTCTTTTGTGGGTCATATATTACAGCAGGTGAGCCGTCTATGTACTCCTCTAGGTTTTTTATTTTTTCTTTGGGATCTACAAAAGTTACTTTCCCATTTTCAATATGCACATCCTTGACAATATTATTTTCTTCATCAACAATTATATCTTCAAGTATAAGCACATACAATTTATACAGGAATTTTTATTCTTTGCAAGACCTCATTACTTCTGCAAGTTTCTTTGCTCGGAGTGGAGTTTGATTAGCCCAACGACTATCCATCATTTGAAATGATGCTTCACCATAATCTTTTTTCTTTAATGCTTCCCACATCTTTTTAAACTTGGATACACCACCAATACCTAGTTGGAACACCATCTCAATTATGACACATTTAGCTTGGTCATGTATATCAGTTATACCATTGTCATGTAGTATCAATATATCTGCATTGTTTTTAGCTGTTTGAAAGTCTGCCTCAAACTGTGCATCTAGTTCTTTTCTTGGATATTTAATGTCTGGTTTGTAATGATCTTCTGGAGTAACTAAATGGCCATATCCGATTGTGGCAAAACCAAGACTATCTTTATATACAGTATCTCTAAAGCCTTCGTGTTCTTTTATACGTTTTTTAAGTTCTTCGTACATTATGCTTTGTTCTTATTAGCAAATGCTTTAGCTTCTTCTTTGCTGTTAAAACCCCATTTTTTAAGCGCTAGTTTTAATCTGGTAGGTTTACCCTTATTATCAGTTAAAGGGCCATCCATGCCTCCGAAACGGGCCGCAAACGATATCCTACGGCCATTCTTACCAGACGATAAAGGTGCTTTTAAATTAGATCCTTCAGTACGATTAAAGTAATCTCTACCTTTTTGGTTAAGACCACCGCTAGGGTTCTTGTGTTCTTTACTGTAACCCATTATGCCATACCAAATTTAGGAAACCCTGCTTTTGCTTTAGCGTATTGTTTAGGGTCAACTGTAGATTTAGATTTAGGGTTAGATGTACCTTTTTTCTTGGCTCTATTCATGTAGTAATATAAACCTTTTTTAGCTACCTTACCCGACTTTGTTTTATGATAACCATCTTTCATATTATTTCCTTTTGATTAGATCTGTTGCTTTAAGACCATAGACACTTGCTATGACACCCACGAATATAGTCTGATACCAAAATGGAAGATCAGAAAAGTATTCAAAAAATAATTTCATCTTTTCCATGTGTGCAGGATCATCAGACCATACTGCAAATCCCAACATTACTATGGGCAAACACAAGATTATTAAAATTAGTTCGTCTTTCCAATCAGATTTTTGATTTTCAAGAACAGTACCTTTATACTCAATTTCACCTTTAGCCATACGTATTGCAGTTTGTAGTTTTGCATCCGAGATAGCTTCTTTCGTTCTTTGATTGTTAGCATATACTTTTGCCCCCGTTTTGATTGCCATTCCAAGTAAATTTATCCATGCCATATTATCCCCAGAATTTTAAATTCTTTATTATTGTAAATATTATACCAACTAATGCACCAACAACAAACACAGCTTTGATACCACCTGTACCCATAGCCATTTGTTTTTTTAACACTTCAATATCTTTGGAATTTTTATTTACGATTTCTTTAATTTCATCTAGCTTGTACGCTATCATATTATGAGAGATTGATGCAGTTCTTTTATGTACTTTTCTTCTAGGCATCACTAACCTCTTTACAATAGAAACTTATAACAGTTCTAAACTTGTCTAGATCTTCTGTTTTTAATTCATTCATAATATTATAACTCTTTCTATAGCCTGTTATAGCACATTCTTTGTATGATTTGTAGTGTAAATTATCAGTTATTGGGCCTGTACAGACGCCTATTGAGGCTTGGCATATCTGCATTATTAATAAAAACTTACCCATTATTCTTGTTCTTGTAGTATTTTATATGTACTTGT